CGAGCAACTTCTTTATTTGCTTCTGAACCTGAGTTCCACAATTCAGTATTGAGTTCTGAAACTGGGTCTTGTTTACCGATAGTGGTCAACGAATTTTCGATGTACCATTTACCTGTAGGGCCCTGAAATCCGTGATTCCAAACACGAACAAACGGCAAATCTTCACCTTTAGGTGGAGCCAAGAAGCGAATAACAGCATAGCCGTTACCTGCTTTATCAACTTCTGGTTGCCAGAAGCGATCGTCTGATTTTTTAGAATCGGATTGGGGGTTTGCGATCTTTTCGACTTCTTTCATTAATGAATCGAAGCCTCCGCGAGATTTGCGTAGATCAGATAGTGAAGTATAAGCCATAATATTTCCTTTCGTATTGGCGTAGTATAAGCGTAGTATTAACGTCGTTTATTTTTTTGATTAACGTATGCATAATCTAGAAATTCATCAAACACATCATCGTCTTTTTTCAATGATGCTACATTATATATAATCTTTCGATGTTTGTCAATTTTTGAGGTACCCTTTTCAACTCGGCGTATCTTTTTCTCGCGATCGTACCAATCGCCCTTATTAGTTTTATTCATTTTAAAAAATAAAAATCCTCATAAATTTAAACATCTTTTGTTCTTGTTGTCTGAACCCGGACATAAGGCCAAGACAATACCCTCTTACTTAATTCTTGTTGCCCGCGGGCAAGTTTAATTAAATATCTTTGCGTTTCCAACATTGTTTCCTGTTGTTGCCTAATTATTTCTTGCAGCATTGTTATATTTTCTTCAAGCTTTTTAATTTTCTTATTAGATTGCACTAATTCGGCGTCTAAAGATTCCATCGTATTTTTCCAAGTCTAAAATTAGAAACGGTTTATATTTTTTAATGAGTCTAGAGACATCAGGCCACACCACTGTGTCACTAATTTCTTTATCATAAATTTCAACAAACCCATTAAGTTTCTCAAGAATTACTAATGTCTCTAGACTAATAGTTTTTCTTAAAAAGGCTTTTATTATATATGGATGTTGCCCTTTAGATACGGTGAAAATATCATTAAATTTTAATCCAGAATCATCTATTTCCTGAATTAAATTATCCAAATCTTGCGTAAAATTGTAAGATAAACTCTCAATTTTCTTCTTCCACATTTGGTATCGTTGACCCGCTTCCGTATCAAACATTCCGCCCCATCGGTCACCTGAGACAAAATTAGCAATTAAAAAATTTGCAACTTCTTCATCCGAATAATTCTTTGAAATTTTTCTAATAGAGAACAAATCGGTTCTTTTAGCAAACGCTTGTCTGCTTGCACGTACTCTGCCTTTTTGTTTAATAACATCATACGCATCTGTTGTAAAATGTAATTTAAGCGCAATGTACATTTTGTAAACTGAAAATTCATCCATTATCATAACGGCAATTTGCCCCTTGATCGCATATAATTTTGATCTTCAGCCTCAATTTGAATTTTATCTTTAAGAGATTGATTAATTAGTTTTGTAACTGCTTCAACATCGATATCGACATCGTTACAATACGCAATTACTGCATCCATATATCCAATTGAGTCTTGTAATACTTTTTCTTCAATGTATAATGAAAATTCATTTGGAGATCTAAATCTCTTAGTAATAATTAGAGCATCGGTTAATGTCTCATTTGTTTCTGGTTCTAACATTTCTATCATTCGATTTCTGGAAATAAGATTTCATCCATAAAGTTTCTAAACACCGTTTCGTCGATGCCTAAGTTAATCATCATTGCTGGCGTATGCGGATTCATCTTTTGAAACTTACAATAGTTATTATATTTCTCTTTGTATGATTCTCCGATTTTATCCGCTTGTCCTACATTATATAGGTAAACGTGTAAGCTTTCAATAGCTAGATCGGATAATTTGTCCAATTCTTCTTCTTCGGATATATTACCTGCCGCAATCATGCCGGGACTAAAAATTTGAGTTGCCCAATCAGGCAACACCCTTGGTTTATTCCATTCTAATTTAGATGAACGGTCAATGAACCAAGTATATAGATCACAATTTCCGTTTTTAGAAAAATCATGGAATGCGCCTGTAATTTTATTAGCCCCGCAAACTACGTCAAAACCAAAGATTGGAGTAGGGTCATCTAACTCTGGAAAAATTGTCATGTGCATAACCCAGATCTTTTTTGCTTCTCGTGCATCAACAATTTCTACATGCGCGCGACGATAATTGCGAGAAGTAAAAATATAATTTTCCCAAAGATATCCGTTACCTTGTTCCGCAGTGTATTTTAGCTCATCATCTGTGGTTTGTTCCAAAGTCTCAAGAATATTTTGAGACAATGGAATCATTTTATCCCATACTAAAGACATTAATTAAATTCCTTAGCAATTGCAATGTTATAATCAAAAGCAACACAAGCCTCAGGGCCCATGTTGTCATTTAATTTAGCGCGGAAGTTATTTGTCAGTTCTTCTTTGTTTTCAAACTGAAACATTGTACCTGATCCTGGTACAAGTTTAGCGAAGATTTGACCACCGTTTAAATCGCCCAAATATCGTACATACATATGTGCAATTAAATCATCATGCTCAGTAATATCCATAATGTATTGAATATACTTTAATGTAGGTTCTTTAATTGTATACGTTTTATCTGGAACTGCAAGCTCTTGAAAATCTTTAAAAATTGCTTCTGCTCGATACAATCCCGGAATTCCCTCGTATGTACCTAATTTAGGTCCTGTTATATTTTCCATTGCATGATAAATCAAATATAGCTGATACAAATATTCAGCATATTTACTTTTCTCAACTCGTTTTTGAAAAATCTCTTTAATAAAGGGTTGCGTTTCCGCTTCCTTATGTTTTTCTAGTGTTTGTTCTTTTAATGTAGCCATGATTATTTAAATAGTATTAAAGCAAGAAGCACTGAGTGAATAATAAATCCTACACCAATAGTTACAATGTGTAGCATATCCCGAAGAATTACCGCTCGGACAAATAACATGGACAGGCCTGCCCAAATGAATAAAATAAGATCAACGGGCGGCATCTTATCTGATAGACCCGACATGATTGAAATCATTGTAGGTACGGTTGCAGCATGAATAAAAACAATACCGATCCAGGCAATTGTTTCGGCTGTTGCAACTGTTAGTGTTGTTTTGCAATAGTTAATAACATCTTGTAGTGTGGGATATTTCATAATTTATTTGTAAAAGATATGGTTGCCAATTTGTGCGATTTGTTGACGTTTCCAACCAGGTGAAACGTAAGTTGCATGATAATAAAGTGCCTCAGTCAACCCCGCTAATCTGAATCCTTCAAGTAAAACTTTCTTAGCTACCTCATATGATTCTTTATATGCAGATTGGTGGATAGGTCGTGTTTTTGTAGAAGTCTCGCAGTACCAACTGAATTGGCAAATTATCTTTTCGTATACTACGTTCTTTTGATAAACTACTCGGCAAATATCATTTGGAAATCCTGCATTTGCTGCTCTATTCATTGTGACTTGCGCTACAGCAACTTTGCCTTCAAACGGTTCGCTTCTTGCTTCGTGGTAAATGTTTTTTGCCAAACAGTCCAATTGTTGTTCTCTAACCGCAACTGTTTCTGTTGTATCGGTAAAGTTGGATTGTTTTAAATTGTGTAGTTTTGATGTTGTTACTTGTGTAAAAATTGAAATTAAACAAATTGCGGATACTGCTACTAAAAATGATTGTGTATATGTTTTCATTTGGTTGTAGTAAAATTAATAAAATGGTTAGTTTTTAAGGAACTAACCAAAACCTTTAGTACTTAGTTTTCGTTAGAAACGAAAGAATTAAGTAATTTTGCTTTTGCAATTATATCAGTTTCTTTAGGAAACGCTGGATATGCTGGATGATCTGGGCTCGGTTGCCCCATTCGTTCAGCCATTGCTACTTTAGAATGCCAATCATTGCTGACCACATCTTTCTTACCATAATACTCTTCTGAGAGCATATCCTTCGCCATTTTTAAAAGTTCTAGGCGAATCTCGAACGGTGACATATTACTCATATTAATCTCCTTGTGTGTGATGAGTGTGTAAAATGATAGGTTATTCTGTTACGAGGAAACCTATCGAAACCCTAAGCCGAGTTTAGGCGGCTAAAGCGAACTGTGAGTCGTTTGCGTTTACTTTTTTTCTTCTTTTTACATCGTTGCTGATGTGCTGTCCATTCTGTTACTTGCTGCCCTGTCGAATCTATTTCAGGCCCAATAAAGTATACTATTATCTAAGGTATGTACTAAAGTTTTTACAAACCGCTACGACCTCATTTATAGTATACTTTGGTGGACCTGGCGGGATTCGCACCCGCGTCCAAGACGTCTTTCTCTTTACTTCATACAGCAATAATATAAAAAACTACAAAACCAACAATAATTAGTATACCACAAATGTATTGATATATGGTTTCTTGATTCATTTACTCCCCCTTTGGTTGAGCTAGCGAACTTTTTGTTTATGTGCTTATTATATATT